ATGAAAAAAATAAAAGCTATTTTGTGTGTATTCATACTGGCGTTGCTGATGACATCCAGCACAGAGACAACAACGATTTTTGTAATAGGTGATTCTACTGCTGCCGAGAAAGGCGGTTTTAGAAATAATCCAGAGCGAGGATGGGGGATGGTATTGCAAGGCTTTTTTGATGACAAGGTGATTGTTGACAATCATGCTGTTAATGGTCGTTCTTCTTTGAGCTTTATCAATGAAGGAAGATGGAAAAAGGTTTTGGATAGAATAAAGCCAGGTGATTATGTGTTTATCCAGTTTGGGCATAACGATGAGAAGTCAATGCCTGACCGTCATACTGATCCGGGATCTACTTTTGATGCAAACCTTGCCAGATATGTAAATGAGACCCGTGCCAAGGGTGGCATTCCTGTACTGTTCAATGCGGTGGTTCGTCGCTGCTATTATTCTGCAGAATTGAAGAATGATGATGACGAGAAGCTTCGCAATAAAGTATATGATGGAAAGGAGCAGATTAATAGCGATACGCTTATCGACACCCACGGAGCTTATGTGATAGCTCCCCGCAATGTAGCAAAGCAGCTGAATGTTCCGTTTGTTGATGCTACCAAGATTACCCACGATATAGAAACGGGCATGGGTATTGAAGGCAGCCGCAAATTACATATGTGGTTTATGCCTGGCGAGAATCCGCAGGTTCCTAAGGGTAAGAAAGATAATACCCATTATAATGTATATGGTGCACGTGTGATTGCCGGTGCGCTTGCTGATGCTGTAGCTGAGCAGGTGCCAGCGCTGAAGTCTCATGTCTGCCATTATGATTATGTAGTCTCTGCAGAAGGTCGAGGCAATTTCATGGATTTGCAGAAGGCTGTAGATGCGGTTCCTGTAGGCAAGAAGGCTGTTATCCGTATTTTGGGTGGTGAATGGAAGAAGCCAATCATCGCAAAAGGCAAGAAGATTAAGTTTGTAAAGTCATTTGGTGCTAAAATCAAATAGTAACAGGCTTTTTTAAAACTCCCGATATCTTTGAAATTACATGGCGATGTAGAAGTCTGTGCGTCGTGACATAGAACAAAATGCATCGCCATGTAGTAAACCAATACATAAAAGGAGTACTTTCACAAGCACTCCTTCTCATATTATACAAAAACATTACGAATGCTTATCTGAACCTTGTAACCGATTGATAATCAGCAGTATTAAGAATTGCTGCTTTTTAGTGAGTAACAAAATAGTAACATAAGATAGTTAAAGAAACTAAATTACTTGTTTTACTCGCTACAAAGGTAACAAAATAAACTTGAATGCTAAATATACTTTAACCTATTTTAACTTTGTGACCATTTGTATACCTACTATACATCAAGCGTATACCTAAAATCTGAATATCTTACAGATTAACGAATTACATATTTTTTCACATTTGGTAGTTTCAGAAAAAGCTTCTATCTTTGCATCGTCAATGTTACGGTTGACAGACTAAAGTAGTCCTCCTTTCAAGGCGTAAGCCTACAAGATATGAACCTCTGAGTCGTTGTCCGTAACCAACACTCGGGGGTTCTTTTTTATTCCCCTGAGTTTGAGACAAGACAAGATGGAAGACTATGGGCTAGATACCTTCCGATTCATCGAGTCTATAAATTGCAAGGAAGACCGCATGGCAAATCGTAGGAACTAATAGCAGAAGACGAGCGGAGGGGAAATCTACTCCTTATGCTGCTTAGGTTAACTGATGTAGAATTATCAAGTGACCAGATGATGGGGGTTGACGGAACTCATCCATGACATCTTAGGTTTTCTGATGCGTTCACATACGTGTGCGTTAAGGGGAACCTAGAATCCAAAGGAATCAAAAATCTATCCATTTTAATTTTTAATAATTATATTTGGATAATAAGTAATAGTAATAGCAACAAAAAAGTAAAAAACGCTTATGAAAAATGATTTTAATTCTCTTTATGAGAGGTTTGATGAACTTTATACCACGTATGATGATAGAAAAGCTTTAAAAGGCTATATCGAGTCTATGAGTAGAAAATCATCTAAGGAGGAAGTTGAAGTATCTGCTGATAATTTACCAGATACGATACTTACTTTTGAAGAGTTTAAGACGATACTTCCAGCTATAAACAAGAAAATAAAGAAGTTGGTTGTTGATATATCTTATATTCTTGGTACTTTTAACCAAAATGGCATGCTTGATATGGCTAAAGCACGTTTGAAGGAGGAGTGGGAAGACGATACTTTTATTGATGAGTTTCTTAAATCCCATGAAATTCCATTTTAACAAATAAATTTTGGCTTATGGAACTTGATATGTTGATTAGAAGTGCCCTGAGTGATGCCCAGTGGTTGATTGCTAAGGGTGGAACGGATAGGGCAGAAACCCTGAATCGTGTGCTTGGTAAGATTGGTAATGTCTTGAAGGAACTGGATGGGGTTTACCTCATTGACCTCAACAAGGTGTGGCATCAGGCGAAAGATGTTATGCCGCCAAGAATTTATGGTGGCAATCATGCAGACTTGCTGTGTGTGCATCAGTTCAAGCCTACTTCTCATCCTATCCTTACTCATGAACAGAACTGCCCAATTTTTCAAGAGTATCTTAAAGCGAGTCCGAATGACTGGTGGTGTAGAACTGGGGATTTGTTGAAGAAGGAACATCGTGAACTTTATTGGAGATAGATATATTAATTAAAATTTAAGATTATGAGTGAATTATATTGGTTAGGTGTTTTAGGCAACCTGAATGATTTAGGTGGGGCTATTGCTGTTTTATCATTTTTGGTATTTATAGCTTTAGGCTTCTGGTTTTTTTTGTGTAGTGAAGATGATTTAGAACCATCGCCTTTTATGAAAAAAATGTTTAAGGGTTCTATGTTTGCTATTGTGTTAGGGGTAGTTATGGCGATATTTATTCCTTCCCAAAAGAATCTGCTTATCATCTATGGGGTAGGTGGAACTATTGATTATCTCAAAGAAAACAAGGATGCAAATAAGATTCCTGATAAGTGTGTAAAGGCTCTTGATAAGTATCTTGATGATGCGTTAAAGGAAGATAAAGACAAAGATAAGGAGTAACTATGGTATCAGAATCAGCTAGATATTATCAGACTCACCCAGCAGCTAGGGAGCGGAAGAAGAAATATGATACTCGCTTCGAGTCTTCTCCTGCTCAGAAGGCTAAGCGTAGGGAATTGGCTCGTCACAACGCTGCCCACGATAAGAAGTATGGGGCAGCTTCTCGCAAGGGTATGGATGCTAGCCATACGAAATCAGGAATCAGGTATAAGCCATCATCGGTGAATCGTGGTTCCAAGACGGATATGGCTGGGGATAGAAGAGCGAGAGGTGGTCGCTGTTAGTGAATAAAAAAGAATAGGGAGTGCTCACGCATTCCCTATTTCGTTATCCTAACAATCTTAAAACCTATAAACCAAAAACCTATGAAAAAAACAAACGTTCTTCTTATGAATTATATTTTATCCTTCCTCTTCTGACATCTGTCTCAACTTCTCGGTGAGGGCATTGTGAACCTCACGCTTATCGTCAAGAGTGACGGTCTGTAGCTTAGGGCAGTTAAACTCTAGTATCTTGATGAAAGTTGATACCTTGTCCTTCGGCTCACACTTATACCATGCAGCCATGAAGTCTTCCCAAGCCTCTCTAGAAAAGTCAGCACACAACTCACGAAACTCCTTTGTGATAGGAGACTCGTAACCTTTCTGTTTACCTCCAGTCTTTGCTCTACCTTTCTCGAACTGACCTTTTGTATTTCTATCTGCTGCCATTGTCTTAACTATTTTGGTGCAAAGATAGTAATTTGTTGGCAAACGGAAACTTTATCCGTTAACTTACCACCTAAATAAACGGATAAAATACGAATCTCGGATGGTATCTGTATCTTTGTACCATTATTAATAATTAAATTTTCATATATATGATAGGTGCATTAATAGGTGCTGGGCTTGGGCTTGCAAGCAGTATTGCTGGCGGTATAGCTAACCGCAAGGCGAGACGTAAGCAGGAGCAGATGATTGCCCAGCAACAGAGAGAAAATCAGGCATGGTATGACAGAACATACAATGCCGACCCGACCAAGCGTGCTGATACGGTTCGCTTGCTCACACAGATGCAGGAGCAGATTAAGAACAGAAACAAGGCTGCTAAGGGAAGACAAGCGGTAATGGGCGGTACGGAAGATTCTACTACTGCGGTGAAGGAGGCGAACAACAAGACTCTTGCTGATACTACCTCACAGATTGTAGCTGCAAATGATGCCCGAAAGGATAACATCGAGCAGCAGTATATGAACAGAAAGAATCAGTTGCAGAACCAACAGATGGGTATGGAAGCTGAGAAGGCTGCTGATACTGCCAATGCGGTGGCTGGCGTGGCTGGTACTGCTTCCAATATCGCTGCAACTATTGATAGTGGTGCTGGTAAGAGTAAGGTGGCTCGTCCTGACGTGGTACAGCCTACCGATGTAGATATGGCTAAGTTGGATGCCAAGGTGGGTGCGGCTCCTACCCAGCAGCAAGTAGCAAATGACTTGAACAATATGATTGGTGATAATGCGCCAAAGAAGATTAAAGCATAGACTATGAAAGCATCAGATATGTTACGAAACAACAATGGCTTGAAGACTACACAGAGCGTTATCAACAAGCAGCAGAGTGGGTTGGATGCCGCACAGAAGGTGGCACAGACTCAGGTTCCAGTCTTCACTCAGCAGCAACTTGATGCGGCTGGAAAGAAGGTTGACCAGATGAATGCTGCCACTCCTCAGAATGAAACACCTACGATGAAGGCGGCTAGAGAGAAGACTATCGCTACACAACAAGCCATCGCCAATGGGGTAGATGTGAATCGGGGTGCGCCAAGTGATGAGGAGGATAAACCATCCGTACCCATCGTGAAGAAGGAGGAGTCGAAACCTCTGCCTAAGCAGTTGTCTTTAGCTGATGTGTATAAGATACTGAATCCTGAACCGAATGAGACTGCCGAGCAGAGGGCGAACAGAGAGAAGAAGGAGCGTACCAAGGCTCGTATCGCTGCTTTGTCTGATGGTCTTCGTGCGCTATCCAATATCTACTTCGCTTCCAAAGGTGCAAAGGTGGTACACAATCCAGAGTCGGATATGACTAAGGCGGTGAACAAACGCAAGGCATATATGGATGAGCAGAGAGAAAAGAATCGGGCATTATGGCTGGCTGGGTATCAGAGGGCACTCGCTCTTGATGAGGAAAAAAGAAAGAATAACCTGACTCTCGCCGAACTGGTGAGGTATCACGATATGCAGAACGAAATCAACAAGGTGAAGAATGACCAAGGTAACAGAAGACTTGAACTTAGTGAGTTGAAATATACCAATGATGCCGAGTATAAGGATAATCAGTTGAAGATTAAGAAGATGCTTGCTGATGGTCAGATAAGCCATCGGGCTGCTCAGGATGCACTTGCTAGATTGCGAGAAGGACGAATTTCTAATAAGGCTCAGAAATCTTCTGGCGGTAATCAAACTACTGCTGGTTATTGGTATGAGTACTACGACCTGATGGACACTCCTGAGGGGCAGAAGAAGATTAATGAACTTAAAAGAAAGTTGAGAATCAAGAATGTTACTCAGACTAACGTGAGATATATTATGGATAGATTGAAAGGAAGAAGTAGTTCTGCTGGAGGTGGTAATCCGTCTGGTGGCGGCAAGCATACAACACATAAGGCTGGCGGTTCTTCGGCTGGTGGCAAGAAGAAGACTGGCGTAAAATGGTAACAGAATTGGTAACAAGAATTTGGTAACAAACAAATATATATATCATGGCAGAAAGACCATTATACACTTTATACAAGAATCTGAAAGCACAGAACTATGATGTGCCTAATGATTACAATAAGTTTGAGAGTGCTCTGACAAGAGACGGAAAGGGCGGTGCGGATAACAGACACGCTATCTATGAGAACTTGAAGGCTCAGAACTTTGATGTTCCATCTACTTATGAGCGTTTTTATTCTGCACTCTTTGAACCTCGTAGTAAGACTTCATCTAGAGCGAAGGGCGGTAGTGTTCCTATGAGTGCTGCTGACCGTGCTCGTTTCTCTGCTGGGGCAGCAGCTATCTCGGCTAGTGCTCAGCAGACAATGAACAATGCTGGCAGATACAACAGACTGAAACAACGCAAGCAGAAACAGCAGAAGGATTTCGGTCGTGTGAACTTGGGTACACATCAGACTCCTTATGGTGGTGATGCAAACAATGTTGTGAAGGATGATTTTGCTTACAATCCTGAGACTGGCAAGACTGGCGCATACGTTACATCGGACAATGAGAATGTTTATTCTCTTCCTGAAGCTGAGCAGAAACAAGCTATTCTTGACCAGCAAAACAATGCATATCAGGAAGCGGTAGATACTGGTGAGATACCATCTGCCTTTGATGTTCGTGACAAGAAAGGTAACTATGACTTGCAGGAGAACATCGGCAAGAATGGAACCTACCTTACTGAGGAGGGTGCTCAAAAGCAGTTTGACAAGAAACTGGCTGATGCCTATGCCCGAAAGAAGGAGATTGAAGCTCTTATCGCTGAGGATAATCGTCAACACGGAAATCCTTTGCTCTCTTATGGTGCTAGTATTGGTGCAGGTAACGGAAGAACTGCTGAGCAGAGTGACTATAGAAATAAGTTGGCAACCTCTCTTTCTCTGGTTACTGAGCAGATTGGTGCGCTTGAAGCGGTGAAACAATATCCTGCAAGTAGCTGGGGTGAGGATGCCTTGAAGGCTCTTGACAATACTGCATTTACTGCAAAAACATGGGATTTCGGTCTGACTGACTTCGCTATCATGGGGCAGATGGAACGTATCAAGACAAAGATGGATAACAATATTCCTCTCTCTGGTTCTGATAAGATGCTCCTGAAGAGTAAACTTGGTGTGGATGCTGCTACGGCTCTCGAAGATGATAAGACGGGTAACGTCTATCGTTGGACGAAAATTGCAGGGCAGATTCTCCCATTTATGGCTGACTTCTTCCTGACTGGCGGTTATGGTGGTATTACCAAGGGAATCAGTCGTGGAGCCTTGAAATTTGCTGCTAAACGTGGAATGGGCAAGGTGAGTGCTGCCATCTTGAAGAATACTGGTATCGTGGCTGGCGATGTTATCGGCTCGTATGCAATGGCTGGAACTGAGCAAGCGTTGAAGACTGGTGCTGACATCATGCAGCGACATCTTGGTAATCTGTATCAGGATGAGAAGGGTGATTATAAGTTTGGTACTTTCGATGAGAATGGAAATCTTCTGCATGAGGGTGGTGAGTCTATTAGTACTGCTCTCTATAAGGGTATGACCTTTGCTATGGTAGAGAACTATACTGAAAAACTCTTCGGTCACAACTATGGTATCAAGAAGGGTGCTGTCAACTTTATGGAGAAACATGGTATGAATGCTTCTGCTGAGTTCTTCAAGAATATCGGCAAGAGCGGATGGTACACCAATTCCAAGAAGTGGATGGAGAAGTTCGGTATCAATGGTTTCGCTGAGGAAGTTATGGAGGAGGAGATTGGTATTCCTCTTCATGCCCTGCTGGATGGTGAAGGTAAGGTGAGCGACCTTCTTGATGCTAAGCAGCAACTCGACATCATCGGTGGTATGGCTATCTCGGTCGGTTCTATGTATGCGATGGGTGCTGGCTCCCGACCAGTAAAAGGTATCTACAATCGTGCTCAGTATTACCGATTCCGCAACAAGGTGAACGTGGCTGATATTGATGCACAGAACCTTATGGGCGATAACTGGGCAGACATCAAGGATAAGATTGACAATGCAACCAACGAGCAGATGGGTGGTGTGCTCTCTGATATTCTCAGACAGAGAGATACTATGACCAAGGAGCAGATTAATGCTGCTGTGAATTATGGTATAAACCTGATGAAGATGCGTGGCTACAATATTGCCAAGACTGCTGAAATGAATGCCAAGGAGATTACCAATGAGCCTACAACACCTGAGGAGCAGCATCAGACAGATATTGACAACGCTTATTCTGAGGGTCATGATGCTGATGATGCAGACAAGCATGATATTCAGATTCAGCAGGAAGACCAGATGAAGACTCTTGCAGCAGCATTGGGTATCTCTGAGCAGCAGCTATCTGTCATGAGTGATGAGGAACTGGAATCCCTGACGGGGCAGGATGATAAACTTGACCAAGCTATCTATGACTACCAGTTGTCTTCTGCCCGATACCAAGGTGTGGTTGATGATGCACAAGACAAGGTAGACCTCGCTGCTCATCAGGCAGAACAGAAAGTTGATATGTATACAGACCAGAGTCGTGGCTCTGTCCGTAACGCTACTATCAAAGCATCAGGCGGCTTGGAAGACTATGGTGTTTATATTATTAGTGGTAACGTTGCTACCCATGATGATGGCTCCATTGATGTAAGCAATAGCGATGATATGATTCTCTACTTTGACCCGACAACGAATAGCGTTGAACATGCTGATGCGGTGATGTTCGCTGAACTGGGTGAAGAACTCCCTGCTGATGATGTGAAGGCTCAGGCGGTATCTGATGCTAAAGAGAATGCTATCAAGGAAGTGGCTGGCATCATTGATGGAACCGTTGAAGTTGGCTCCCAGTTCAATGTGACTGATACTGATGGTACTGAACATACCTATGAGGTGTTGGCTGACTATGGTGATGGTACTGCTGCTATCTCTATAGATGGTAACGTGGTGGAGAATCCTTATTCGCTTGCAGACTTGCAGCAGATGAAAGACTTGGAAGACCAGAAGAGACTGGAAGCTGCCAAGGCTGAGCGTGAGCAGATGGAGAATGAACGTGCTGAGCAGCAGACTCAGGAGACAGAAGAGACTCAACCTTCATTTGATTTCAATCAGATTCTCAATGATAATGGAAATGTGGTGCTCGTTGATGTGCTCGACAAGGATGGTAATACCAAATATCCTGACTCTAAGTTATTCCTCATCCGTGATGCTGGTGCCAAGGCTAAGGTGGTTGAGTTGAAGAATGATGGTACTATTGTTCCTCATGCTGTGAACAAAGAAGATGTGGCTACAATCTCTTTTATGTCGCTCGATGAATATAAACAAGCTATGCCTGAATCCTCAATGATAGAGGATAATAGTGGAGAGAATAGAGGTGAGATAGAGGTGGAGACTCCGACAATAGAGGGCGAGATTGCTGCTCCTGCTGAGGAGGCTGCTGCTCCTGCAACAGAACAGACTCCTGCTGCTCCTGCCATTACCCTTGAAGATGGAACCATCGTGCCTATGCTGGAAGATGGCAATCCTGACTTCTCGAAGCTGACTGCCGCACAGACTGCTGAGTTGTATGATACTCAGTTCGGTGAGGATGCAGATAGTATCGTATCTGGATATGTGTCTGACGCAAAGAAGGCACTCGACAAGGCTATCAACATGACCGTGAAGGGTAAGACTTTCGTGGAACAGAAGGCTGTAAAGGATGCCAAGGAGAAGGCTATTGCTGATGCTCAGGCGGCTTATGACTCTGCTATCGCTATCCGTGATGCTTACAATGAGCGACAACTTGCCAAGGTGGAAGATACTGCTGAGGGTAGAAAGGAACTCATTGAGAAGGCAAGAAGAAAGTTCGCTCGTTTGAAGAGTGCTGTGAAGGATGATGCTGAGGCTGTATCACAACTCTATAGAGAAACTATCGGTTCTCTCCTTCATCGTCTGTATGATGGTACTGGCATTGACGTGACTGATACAACTCCGCTTACTGCTGAGGAGTATGTGGCTAGCAACCTCGGTGCTCACTCTCTCAACTATGAGGGAACAGAGACAAGCAAGGGTGTTAAGCAAGAAACTGGATTGAGCAGAGAAGACTTTGCCAAGACTCAGTTGCTCGCTGCTGATGGCAAGGGAACTACCATTGATGCGCTCGTTCATAGCTTGTGGGAGAATCGTCCATCCAACCTTGAATCACTCGACACTCAGGATATTCGGAATGCTCTCATCGGTGTACTCAATAGCGGTTTCAAGGCATCGGAAGCAAGGAATTTTGTTGAAAATATTCGTATTGCTCAGGCAGAGAACATACTTGAAGAGCAGAAACGTGCTCAGGAGAATGCAGCCTATTCTGAGCAGCCAGAGGCTGAGTCAGAGGCCGAGTTGAAGGCGAAGTCGGATGAAAAGGCTGAGTTGAAGGCGAAGTCAGAGGCGAAGTTGGATAATGAATCGGATAATGAATCTAATGATTTGTCTAATGAAACGGATAATGAGCAGAAAAATGACAATATAAATGATAATATAAATGTTCCTGAGGATGCTACAGATGAAGCTCCTTTAGGCGCACAGCGTGATGAATCTGACCTTCCTTTCTCTGCCAAGGAGAATGGCAAGCAGCAGACAACTGCCGAGCGTGCTGCTGACGTAGAGAAGAATAAGGTGGATGATATGAAGGTCGTTGACAATATCGTGGGCGAGAAGACTCGCAAGGCTTTCGAGAGACTGTCTAAGATGATGGGTGCTAACATTCAATGGCAGTACTCTGACAAGTTGGGCAACGGCTGGATTCAGGAGACTACGGATGCCGATGGCAACGTGCATCGTACCATCTTCATCACTCTTGACTCTTCTATCACGGAAGGTGCTCAGTTTATCTTCGGTCACGAAATGACCCACCAAATCAAGAACCAGAACCCTGCTGCATACAATGAGTTGACTCAGCTTGTGCTTGATACCTATGGCTCTGATGCCTTCGACAAGGCGGTAGATGAGACCATGCAGAGATATTCTGATGCTGGATTCTCTGGACGTGCTAGAGATTACTATGCTGAGGAGGTTGTTGCTGATGCTGTAGGTGAAATGATTCGTGACCTCAACTTGGCTCACACTCTCGCTATGAAGATGTCTCATCCTCTGCTCGCTGCTATCCATGAGATATTGCAGAAGATTAAGTTGGCATTCTTCGGTACTGAGTATAACGATGTAACCAAGAACATCATCCGCTCTATTGAACAAGCCTACGTGAAAACTGCCAATGGTCAGGTGACAAACTCTGAGACTGGCGAAGATGTTTCATTCTCTCTTCGTCAAAAGCCTGAACCTAAGAAGAAGGGTGTCGGCTATAAGGTGTTCGTGCTAAAGGATGGCAAACTCTATCCACCAATGGTAGCGAACCCTGATGGTGCTGCTACCCCAGTGGGTGTATGGCTCGATGCTGATGCTGCTCCTATTGCAGGAGAAAGCAAGACTGGCAGACCTCAGGTTAAGCAGGGCGGCAAGGGAACACAAGGCGGTAGCTGCAAGTTAGCCTATAGACCAGGATGGCATCTTGGTGTTGTGCCTTATGCTATCCAGTTCAACCGTAAGGATGCTGAGGGAAACAAGACTCTCTTCCCTAAGAATTTCGTCTTCGCTGAGGTGGAGTATGCTGCTGATGTTGATTATCAGGAGGAAGCTCGCCAAGAGGGTATCAATCCATCGGGCAAGTATCAGCATTCTCTCGCTGGCTTGAAACATCTGCCAACTGATGGATATTATATGTATCGTACCAACCCGAACCCTGAGACTGACCCTTGGGTGATTACTGGTGCGATGAAGGTGAACCGTATCTTGACCAGAGCAGAGCAAGCGGAACTTGTGAAGAATGCTGGTCGTGAACCTCAGCAGATTCAGGAGGGCGATATTGTTACTGATGATGTTGTGAACAGCATCAATCAGGAGATAGCTGATGCTCCTAAGTTCTCGTTGAAGGTATATCATGGTAGCGGTGCTGACTTCACAGAGTTTGACTTCGACCACATGGGCGAGGGTGCTGGCTCCCAAGTATTCGGTTGGGGTGGCTATGTTACTTCATCGGAAGAGATAGGAAAAAGCTATGTAGAGTTGACACGTAAAAAGCCTACTTACGTCTATAATGGTAAGGAAATGTCTGAGGATGATTTGCGCTCTGTTTTGTTGGATAAGGTAGGTATAGACAACGCAAATATTCTTGATGATTTCTTGTATAATCTTGAAAAATATGGTGTATCAGAAGCTAAAAGCATATTGCGAAAAGGTGATTACGCTTATTTTAAAGACCTTCTTAAAGGTACTTATGGTAGTGTAAGGAGTGGTTATCAGAACAAAGTAGATGCAGCAGAACTCATACTTGCTCCTAGAAATATCCGTGTTAAAAAGTATAAGGGAAATCTATATGAGGTGGATATACCTGAGGATAATGGCAGCAACTATCTGGATTGGGATAAGCCTTTGAGTAAAAAGCAGCAGGATTCCATTCGTGAAGGGTTGGAGCATCTTGGCGTAGGTATCAAGACGTTAGAAAGCAAAGGTCAGTCTTTAGAGAGAACTGGCGAAAATATTTACAATAGTACTCTGTATATTGGGTTAACTGGAACAGAGTATGATTTGCCTGAAAGAACTAAAGGAATAAGCAAGTTCCTATCTTTTGTTGGCTTTACTGGTATAAAGTACAAGGCTGGACGTAACTTCGGTGGTGCTAAAAAGGGCGATACCAACTATGTTATCTTCAAGCCTGAGGATATGAAAATTACTCAGCACACCAAGTTCTCATTGAAGTCTAAACCAGTTCGCTTTGAAACTGGCAAGAAACTCAGCGATGAGGAGAAGAAGGAAGTTCTTTCTACATTGAAGGATGCCTATAAGGTGAATGGTGTTCCTTATCACATAGAAGAGACTGCTGGCGGCAAGGAGAAGAGAGTATATGAGCCAACTGCTGATAGCTATGTAGTGAGCGATATTACAAATCGTCCACTAAGATACTATATCACTTTGCCTGATGGTCGTGTGGCTCATCCAACTGAGGTCTATCCTAATATCTCGGACAATGAGGTGAAGTCTTCGGCTACCAAGCAGGGCTTGCTTGATGATGAGGCTGACCATATTGTTAGTGCTGCCATTGGTAACATGAAGGGTATTGCCGACAATGCCAAGGTGTTAGAGGTGCTGACCGAAATGCAGAATCTCCCACATGAGACACATGATGTCGGTTATGGTATGAACAATGCCCAGTCGTACAACTACAAGACTGGCATCTTTACTTCTGATGCTGCCCAAGCTATTGACTACGTGGTTAGAAGAATGAGAAGAAAGGAAGATGTTCCTGTCGAGATTCCTGCTGCTTTGAAGAAGGCGGTGGATGATAGCTATGGTATGGTTGATAACCTCATTGACGGCATGAGCAACACTAAAGTTGGGGCTGCTGAAATCAAGCCAGTTGGTGTTGGTGCTTTTGGAAATATATACAATCAGTTCCGTGGTAAAGCTAAAGCTGCTATAGAGTTCTTGAAGAAGGTTCGTGGTGGAGAAGCTGTTGGTGCTCTTCATCACAAGGACATTGGTGATATTGATTTGGTTTGGGGCAAAGAAGGAACTGGACATAGTGATGGCTATGGTCTTTCTAAACTTGTGAAGTATCATCCTGAGGTTCTTGATAATTTGCAGGAGATTCTGAATGATATGCGTGTAGTTTCAAGCAGTAAGAATCGTGTAAACTTGGAAAGTGAAACCCATAAGGCTGGTGTTCGTCTTACTTGGGATGGAGAAAGAAAATCTTGGTTGTTGACTGCATTTAAAAAGGAAACTTCGGCAAGCGACAAGAGGACAGACACTGCCGCTACTTCGTTGGAAGGTGGCACCGCTCTCTCCCAAACCGAAGGTTCTGCTGCAAAGATAGATAATTCTTCTGAAACTGCCAAGGAAAATGGCGAAAAGTTTTCATTGAAGGACGAAAAAACTATGTTTGGTATGCATAACATCAGCGTTGACAAGTTAAGAAAGGCTATCAAGCAGGGCGGTTTTGCTGCTCCTTCTATGGGTGTTGTTGACTCCAAGAACGGAATATACTCTGATTATGGAGAGATTACCCTGATTCCTAAGGCTGAGAAGCTGGCTAAGAGAACAGGCAAGAATGCTGGAACCTTCACGGCTGATGCTTGGACACCTACCTATCCTCAGGTGGAGAGAATCATGAATAAGCAGGGCGAGAAGGCTTTCAATACCGACATGAACGTGAAACTTGGTGATGTTGATAATGGTATCTATTCCAATGTAAGAGAAAGCTGGAAGGGATATTTGTCAAGTGGCGATGTTCGTGACGGATTGTACTGGCACTACTTGTTTGATAATGGCATGAATCCTGAAACTATCTATCAGACTGGCAAGTATGACAACGACATTACCAACGAGGTGATGCGTATCTCAGATAATGGCAACAAAACAGATTATACTGATAAAGAGGTAGCAGAACTGATTCAACTGATGAATAAGGCTACTGGCAAGGATAATGACGTAGATGCTCAACGTGAGAAATTGAAGGCTCGTATCGCAAGTGCAGAAAAGCAGGGTAATCATTTGCTTATTGCTTTGAAGAAGAAACGTCTTGAAGAACTTGAAGGCGTGGAGAACTTCTATGTCGCTGCTGATTTCGTGAATGATGTGGTTCGCAATAACAGAAAGAATGGAAAGGTAGATGTTCACGACACGATGGGGACTGCAAAGAAGAAGGTGGAGGATAATAAGAAGTTATCTGATGATTTCCCATCTTGGCTGGATAAGAAGACAGAGGAATATGGTGTTGAGGAAATGCTTTATAATGGCACTACACCTAGCGGTAAGCCTAAGTATATCCCTAATACTATAGAAAATGCTGTGAAGCTCATGAAGAAACAGGGTGTGGCTGGCGGCTATACTGCCTTCGGCTCAGAACTTGGTGTGTTCATAGCAAAGAACTCTCCTGAGGTTAATACGCTTGCTGCCATGAAGAATGCCAAGGATAAGTTGATTCCTTTTGGCGATGAGAGACATAATCAGATAAAAGACAAGATTACCAAGGAGTTCTTGGAATTGTCTGATGAAATCCGTGTTGGCTCTAATAACAGATATGCGTTTGATGATAGCGGTGTTTCTCGTATGGTTGAACTTACTGACCATAAGGGAAATGAAAAGGAGTATTTGAAGAAGGCTTATAATATTGAGGTATCTGATGAGTGGATGGATAGATACAATAAGTTGCTTGATACAATCAAGAAAGACTATAAGGTGTTCTATTTTGAAACCAAGTTTATGAGACCTTACGGACTTGATGAGTTTGAGAAGGCTATCGTTCCTAGCGATACTCCAAGTGATGTTATAGATGCCTTGAAGAAGGCTGGCATTGATGTGAGCAGTTATGAGCGTGGAAATGCTGAGGATAGACAGAAGGTTACTATGGATGCTATCAATAGTAGCGACAATATCCGTTTCTCTCTCGCTGGCGAGCGTGGTGCGGCTGCTGCTGACAAGGCAGAGGAGCGTACTTTCCGTATGGATAACCTCTCTGTGGCAAAGGATATGGAGAAGAACAAAAAGAAGGCTAAGGCTATCAAGGCAGCTACTGGCTGGGAGCGTGGTGCTGATGGCAAGTGGAGATACGAAATGCCTGATGTTGTTCTCCGTGACCCGAAGGAATGGGTGAACAAGAAGACTATGACTCTCTCTGATATTGTAGAGAAACCAAACGATTTGTTCAAGGAATACCCTGAGTTGTTTGATGCTTATCCAAAATTGAAAGATGTGAAGATTCAGAAGGGAAGAGCAAAGATGGGTGGTTCTTATTATGATAATACCATTACTTTGAATCTTGGAGGTATTCGTGAGGCAATAAAATATGACTTGGATATACATTATAAAATAGCAACTCGTCTTCTGAAAAGAACATTGGTTCACGAAGTTCAACACTATATCCAGCATGAAGAGGGTTTTGCTAATGGTGGAAGCGAACAATTTGTGAGAGATGCAATTAAGGATGAATTTGAGAAAGTGATTAAACAGATAAGGGGTTTGAGGGCAGAAGGAAAGGAAGACGAAGCCAAGGCTCTTGCAGAGCGAAATAAAGCTCTTTATAATGCTTACGCAAACGAAAAGGATTCCTACAAAAACTACAAGTCTCTGTCTGGTGAGGTAGAAGCTCGAAACGTATCTGCCCGATTGAACATGACTCCTGAGGAGAGAAGAAAAACTCTCGCTGAATCTACTGAGGACGTGGCTCGCAAAGACCAGATTTTCTTGGGTGTGGGTGATGTGTCCTTCTCCCTCCGTGATATGGCTGACGGAAAGGAGAGTGGGGCGGCAGATATGGCTGAGGATTTGAAGAGTCTGAACACTCCTGATGAGGTGGATGATGCTATCAAGACTGCTATTGAGGATATGCCGAGCGGCTGGAAGATGGCTAACAAGAAGATGATTCATATTGCTCAGGCTCTGGGCGAGAACCGCAAGGCAGAGATTGCTGGCGAGGAACCTAAGTTCTCCCTGAAGGATGGCACTCTCATTAAGGCTGGAACCTACTTTAGCGGTGGCGGTCTTGTTGAGGAAGGCTTGAAGGGTATCATCGACCCAGTGGTGGCAGTAGAGTATGACGAGAAGATAAGCGGTGTTTATCGCAATAACTTCGGGCAGCACATCGTTACTGCTGATGTTCGTGATGTTGACCCTAAGGAGTTAGTGAAGCAGATTGATGGCGAGGTGGAGTACTTCCATGCCAGCCCAGTCTGCAAGAACTACTCTCAGGCGAAGAGTAACCATGCTGAGGTGGAACTTGACAAGGAGACTGCTGCTAGTACTGCCGAGTTCATCAATGCTGTGAAGCCAAAGGTGGTGACCATTGAGAATGTGAAGGGATATAAGGATTCGGAAGCGATGAAGATTATCACGGATGCTCTGGATGCCAACGGCTACACTTGGGATGCAGATGTGTATAACGCTGCTGACTATGGCGGCTACACCAACCGAGAGAGATTGATTGTCCGTGCGGTTCGTGATGGCAAACTCCCTGAAAAGCCAAAGAAGATGGCACACAAGAGTGGATGGTATGAAGCTGTGGCTGATATTATCCCGACCCTGACCGAGAAGAAGAATGGTGTGGCTCCTTGGATGGACGTTCGCTTGAAGGCTGATGGCATTGACTGGAGAAACATTGACAAGCCATTGTATGTGATGGGTAGTGCCTATGCTGACGGAAAGGTTCCACATGCCTTCGCTGATGAACTGCTGCCAACACTCAGAACCAAGAGTGGTGATGTGATTGTTATGCCTGATGGCAAGGTGTATCGTGCTATGGGCAGAGTGCTCGCAAGAGTATCAGGAGTGAGCGATGATTACAAAATGCCATTCTCTGAAAACCTGAGCCATACCATCATCGGAAACGGAATACCTACCCAGTTGACCGAGCATGTGATTGCTCCTCTCCTTACTGGCTATGACCCTAAGTTTAGCATCCGTACCTATCATGGTACTGGTGTTAGCTTTGACAAGTTCGATTTGTCTCATGCTTTTGAGGGTGAGGGAAGTGAGACTTTTGGACATGGTGTTTATGTTACAAACTCTAAGAAAATAGGTGATAATTACGCACAACGTGCAAAAGATAGAAAGGGAAAGTTTGGCTTTGATTATAAGATTGATATGTCTGCCGATGCTGGACAAATGCTTAGCCATTATATCAATAAAAACCAAGATGTAGATAAGGGCTTAGAAAACGCTAGACAAGATTTGAAGTCTGCTTTGGAAATGTTCCCTGATGATGAGACATTGAAAGAGTTGTCTGCTATTTTACAAAAGGATAATAATGAGATAGCTGAGTCTAGCAATGAAGCTTATCGTTATGATGTTGATATACCTGACGATAATGGTGAAAACTACCTTGGATGGAATGAGTCTCAAAACTTCCCATTGGAAAAATGGTACAGACTTTGGGAAATTACCCATCATGGTTTTAGTGATAACGATTATTTCAAAGATGGTGGAGCGAGATATGATAAAGATAGGATAGAGCGTATTATCCAAATGAAACTTGATTCTCCTGAGAATGGTATGCAGAATCTTCCTACATTGAAAGGTGAAGAACTTTATCATGCTTTGGAAGATTTCTTTGACCGTGAAAGACCTTTGCGTGGTGCAAAATTAGCGTCAAGGGCTTTGAGTGAAATAGGTTTTGTCGGTATCAAGTACCCTGCTGGCATGATTCATGGCGGTGCAGTGGAAGGCGATTACAACTACGTGATATTCGATGAGAACAATGCCAATATCGTGGGTAATACCCGATTCTCCTTGCGCTACGACAAGTTTGAACATGACTTGAACCAGTGGAAGAAGGATAATAATCTGCCTAAGGATGCCAAGCGACCTACAATCCCACAACGCAATGCTGGTGAGAGTGCCGTTGATTTCCTGAGAAGAGTGGACGAGTACCGCAAGCAGATGGCTCTGTGGAAGACTGCTCCAACCTACGAGCAGCATCTTCTGAGTGATGATACTGCCCTTGGAGAGTTCAACCGAGAGTTGCAGCATGGTTCTGTTCTGAAACGTATCGCCTTCCAAGATAGTATGCTGGCTATCCGCAAGGCTCAGGAAGCTATCATGAAGGAAGTGGGTGTTGACCGCCTGAACATGGCTGAGGATGCCTATACTGCCGAGAACAGAAGTCATGGCAAGGGAAAGAACGAGTTTGAGGAGTACAACAATGAGTTCTTGCAGCCATTGAGAAAGGCTTATCATCAGATGAAGAAGATACTGGGTGATAGCTATGATAATGTACGTATCTACATGATGGCTAAGCATGGATTGGAGCGTGATGCACAGATGGCTTTCAAGAAGTCTCTGGAAGCTGACTATGAGGACGTGGCTCAGAGAAGTGCAGCATACAAGGCTTACAAGGGCGATATGAACCGTATCATTAATGATAGCGACCTGGAGTTTGGCAGAGTAGACTTCACTACTTGGAGACAGAGAGACAATGCACTAAGGGCGAAATATTCTCCATCTTATATGGACTATCGCTACGACAAGAATGGTATTGCCTGCGATTACTCAGGTTTGCCTGCTCTCTTTGACGGCTCAGACTTTGAGGAAGCTGCCTACAAACTGGTAAAGGATATTGAGGATAAGTATGTAGCCGAGACTCACAACCTCTGGGATGCAACGAATGCGGCTACCAAGAAGATTCTCCGTGATGGCTATAAGGCTGGCATGATGAGCAAAGATACTTATCAGTATGTGCGTGATATGTATAGCCATTATATTCCTCTCCGTGGCTGGGATTGCACTACTGCCGACCAAGTATGGGACTATATTGGTGGTGGAAAGGGTGCGTTCAATCAGACCTTGAAGAAGGCACACGGACGAACCTCTATCGCTGATGACCCTATCGCCTACATCGAGAATATGGCAGAGAGTGGAATCCTGCTGAACAACAAGAACTGGGTGAAACAACACCTGATGCTTTTGGCTCAGAATCATCCAACTTCCCTGCTGACCCTGAGCAAGGCTTGGTATGTGAAGAGTACGGATGCCAACGGCAACGAGGAGTGGATTCCTGCTACACCTCAGATTAGTTCTCAGATGAATAGTAATCAGGTGAAGGCTGCCATTGATGCTTTCGAGAAGAAGATGGAGCTGATGGCGCAGACTGGCGATGCTACTCAGAAGAGAGACGGATTGAACATAGCCTATCCTCAGACTCACAGCGAGGAGAGAGAACATGAGGTAAGAGTGATGAAGGATGGCGAGGAGTATGTTATCTACGTGAATGGTGACCCTCAGTTGGCTCAGGCGATGAACAATACCAGAGCACACCGAGTAAGAGAGATTCAGAGCGGCAAACTTGATAGGGCTGCTGCTTGGTTGGGCAGAAAGATGGCTGCTGCCTATACCAGTCTTTCACCTCTCTTCATCCCTTCCAACTACTTCAGAGACCTGACTATGACGCTGGCATCTACCGCTATTCGTGAGGATGCAAAGTACAACTATCTGCTAAGAAAGAATCTTGCTACCTCTTGGAATCTCGGATTCATGCTGAAAGATTATCAGAACGGCAAGTTGAGAGATAAGGTAAACAACGGAAACGCTACACCAAAGGAACAGATGTTCTATGACTTCATGATGAATGGTGGCGAGACTGGCTTTGTCTCTTCGCTTGATGTGGAAGACTTGAAGAAGAAATTCAAGAATGACTTGAAGGATTTGGATAGATGGAAGACGAACCCAGTAAAGGTAGGGCACACCATCATGGATGGCATTGAGTTCCTGAACAGAGCAATCGAGGATAGTAACCGATTTGCGGTTTACATGACCTCTATTCAGTATGGTCGTTCTATTGATGAGGCTGTGAATGATGCCAAGGACGTGACTCTGAACTTCAACCGCAAGGGTACTGGAGAATATGGCTGGCAGATGATTAGAAATCTCTATCTCTTCATCAACCCAGCGGTACAGAGTTTGCAGACATTGGGTGCGCTTGCTAAGCATCATCATTTCAAGTTTACGGCTGTTACTGCATCGTGGTTGGCGAGTGGTGTGCTGGTTCCTATTGTTAACGTTGCCCTGATGAGTCTGCTGGGCGGTGATGATGATAAGGATAAGTACTGGCAGTTCACCAAGTGGGATAGACGAAACAACTTTATTATGTGGGTTCCTACTACCCATGAGTTCGTGAAGATTCCTCTTGCTCAGGAGTTCCGTGCTTTCTATGGAGTAGGCGATATGATTGCATCCAAGATGATGGGTGGCGAGTTGGCTGAGGAGAGTTGGAGCCAGTATGCAGAAGACTTGCTCGGTCAGGTAGTGGATATGCTTCCGCTTGACCCTACTGGCTATGATGGCAATATTGCTATCAGTCTGATGCCGAATGCTATTCGCCCAGTTTTTGAGTTGGCTTTCAATGTAGACTTTACTGGCAAACCATTATTCAAGGAGACAGAGTATAATAAGTATGACCCGAACTTTACCAAGGCATACGTGGGCACTCCTGATTGGTTGGTACGTGCATCTAGGATGGTTAACTCAATCGGAAACGACTATCCTGATGTGCAGCAGAACAGCATTGATGCTTTCGGTGACCCAAGATACAATCTGAATAACCCTGCTGTGGTTGACCATGTTTTGTCTTCTTACCTCGGTGGTGCTTACACCATGGGCAGTCAGGTGCTCGGTTTGCTTACCAAGTCGCTCAATGACCGGAAGGAAATCAAGGTGGCTGATATTCCATTATTCAGTAAGTTCGTCAGCAATCCTGATGATAGACCGGTTACTAAGAAACAAGGTGATGAGTTCTGGAATATGAAGGAGAACCACGACCGTGCAGCCAATACCCTGAGCAAGTTGAAGAAACAAGCTAAGGTGGATGGCGATTACTCAATGCTGGAGCGGTTCTACGGCTCAGAGGAGTATAAGAAGTACAAGCAGGATGATGTGAAGGTGAAGAAGTATGAGGAAGACAAGAAGAAGGAACGTGCTGAGGATAGTGGGGAGGAGTATAGACCTCACAAGTTGAATGCCGAGGATATATACAAGGCTCATGCTACTCCGAAGGATGATTTCGAGGACTTGAAGCTGAAACAACTCTACACCAAACTGAACGGATTCAAGACTTCCTATGACCTCTTGGTTGATACGGCTCCTAGTCAGAGCGATGGCTACTACAACAACAACAAGGCTGCCATTGATGCCATTGACGAGATTTCCCTTGACAAGCAGGAGATTTCCGAGTTGAAGAAAGGTTTCTTGGATGATGGCAAGGATGCCTACAACGCTGAGGACATGAAGCAGATTCGTGACCTGAGAAAGAAGATTCTTTCCGTGCTGGAGAAGGCTAACAAGGTAGTTGTGGCTAACCAGAAGGCAAAGGCTAAGAAGTAATACATATATGACTATCCCCTGAAAGTGCTATGCTTTCGGGGGATAATTGCTTTCAATCTGAAACTTTTTACCCCTTTTTCTTGTGTGAATCTATCAATCTGTAAGTATTTACAAAGTTTAACTTTTAAAGTTGTGTATAAATGTAGCTATTTCCTAATTTATTATTATATTTGCCACCTCTAAGATTTTTTATTAAATAAGTAAAAGAACCTCAATCATATAAACTTTTAGAAAACAATGGCTTATGAGAAAAGAAGAAGACGAAGACCAACGGGTCAGGAATTTGTTTAGAGAGATAACTAAGTTACTCCCTGAACGCAGCAAGATTAAGACGGACTTGCTTTATTTCAAGTATGCGCCTATATTGGTCATGCTTTTCAGATGGTATAGTGTATCTCAGTTCTACGACAGCAAGATGGAGATAACGCTGTGGTATGAAGAGAACGAGGAACCTATCTGGTTCTTCTACTTCATCACTTACATTCTTTACCCGATTTCTCTTTGGAAAGGTCAGGTACTGCACAGATTGTGCGTGGAGTGGAGAATACCGCTCTTATATGCAGCAGGAGTCAACGTAATACACATCATGTTCGGCTCTATCGTTATCACAAACAATATGTACTATTGTGATATGTTCCTGATTACAATCATTTTAATTTTATATGCTTATGTCGCAATTAGTAAATTACAGCATCATCGAAGCTGGACTTCGTGCTCTCGCAGATAAGGCACATGAATCAGCAGTTGCCCAAGCAGAGGGCAAGCCTATCCCTTGCGGTCTGTCTGAAGGAGATATGGAACTTGTGGCACTTCTTACTGCCATGATGAATGGATACACAAGCCAACAAGGGATGGTGCGCTCACGAAATGGGCAAGTCTATCTCATCCTTCGAGAAGTATGTTCACGATGGCAAGATACCCGAAGGCATCCATGA